ATCATCGAGACGCAGAATGTAGTCGCCGTTGCAAGTGTCGAGGACAGGATCGAGCATCTCCTCGACGATCTGACCTTCGACAGCAACGACGTAGTTGGAGTCGAGCGCACAACAGAGCGCCTCAGCAGCGGGACCGTGTGCGCCGAAGACGACCTCGGCGCCGAGCATTTTTCCCAGCTCACAGAACTCGCGCAGGAAACGCTCGGCTCGTGGCTGGCCGTCCGACACGCAGCAGATGCTAAGCTTCACGGGTCAAGTCCTTGTTTCTGAGGAGCACGTCTTCCCGCCAGAGCGTGACGATCTCGAAGTTCGGAAGCATCTCGAGGATGCGCTCGAGGTCAACTTGACCGGTGTAGAGTTCTTTTGTCGAGTACTCCGTAAAGAAGTAGCGCGTCTTCGCGAGCGTCTCGAGCCCGCCGGTGATCAAATCCACCTCGGCGCCTTGCACGTCTGCCCAGATGAAGTCAATGTGAGTGTTGTCGAGCCGGACTTGACGTGACCAATCGTCGAGCCGCGTCATCATCACCTTGGTCTTCTGTCCGAACTTGCACCACGGATGCGCTTGTAGATGGCCCTTCGGCTGTCGGATGGATCCGCTCATGTCCCAACCGAGCGGCCAGTTCTGTCCCGGCGGTCCACCCTCACTCGGATAGAAATCAACGGCGTTGTTCTCCGCACCAACTGCGAGCGGAATCAAGTGCGCCTTCGGATAGTCTTTGGTTGCAGTGATGAAGCGCTGCTGCGCTCGCCGGTCTGGCTCGAAGGAATAGACGCGGACGTGCTTGAAGAGCTCGAAGAAGAGCCGCGTGTGCGTTCCATCGTTGCAGCCGATGTCGAGAATGATCCGGGGATCGCGCAACGTCAACGCGATCTCCTCGGGCGTAATCCAGTTGAGTCTTACATCGCGCATCGGATCACCTCGGCGTAAGCTGCACCAACGGACGGCCAGTCGAACTCTTGTGCTTTCGCCAGCGCTCGCGCGGCCATCGTCTCACGGTGCTGTCTGTGGAAGTAGAACTCGTCGAGACCGGCGATGAAGTCTTCCTTGCTTGGCACGCCGCCGATCATCGTTCGGACATCCGGCATGATCCCTTCGGAAATGACCTTGACCAATCGAACGGAGTCGCCGGCCCACTCAGGAATTGCGGCGATGTCCGTCGCCATGTTCGGCACACCGCACGCCATGCTCTCGAGCGTGGTCAATCCCCAGCCTTCGCACAGCGAAGTGGAAACGTGCAAGTCCATGCGGCGGTAGGTCTCGCGAAGGAGCAAGTCGGGCGCGCCGTGAAAGATGTCCTTCGGCTGCGCGAGAATCACTCGCTCGTTGATCTTCAGATACTGCGCGAGCTGGTCGCAGTTGACATGAGTCGAACTGCCCGGCAGGATGTGCATGTAGAGATAGGCGTCGTCGATCTTGCGCGTCTTGATCCACTCGGCGAAGTAGATGAGCGTCAGATCCAACCGCTTCCGGTTCTGGTTGCGGTTGACCGTGCCGACAATGAAGGCGTCAGTCGACACTTCCTCACCGATGATCCGGTGAGCATGGACCTTGTCGCCCGGCGTGAAGAACTCGAGGTCGACGCCGAGCGGAATGACACAATACATCCCGGTGTAACCACCCGCGACGGCTTCCTGAGCCGCAAACTCCGTCCAGAAAACCGTAAGACTCAGGCCGTTGAGCAGCGCGCCTTCGCAGTTCTTGCCTTCAACCGCGACGATGCCGATCACTGGGCCCCGATACTCCGTCTTTTTCTGGAGCTCCTCGAGGTATTTCGGAATGTTCCACGGATTGGTCTGCACAACGATCAGGTCCGGCTTCAAGAACGGTACGAGCTCTTTGACCCGCCGAATGCCCATGCCGTCGCCGCCCGTGTGGGCAGGATAGATGGCATAAGGATGCGGCTGACGGTCTGCTCGCGGATCGCCGCGGTAGTTGATGCCGAGCACGGTCACTTCAAACTCGTCCTTGAGAAGGGCGAGTATGCTTGTTGAGGCACGGCCGAAGCCGCTTGAGCAAGCTGCGTCACCGATCCAGAGCAAACGCTTCACAGGGCAATCCAATCAGAGGGGAAGCCGACGCGAACCACACCGTCACTGTGCCAGTGTTTCGGATAGATCACTTTCTTTTCTGGGTTACGATTGAGATACGCCGCCCACCACGAGAACGAACTGTTGGCGATAATGTTCGAGTGGCAGCTCGCCATGAGATTCATGTCCTCGAGGTCGGTCTGTCCTTCAACAACTTTCCACGGCAGGTTCTTCTTGCACCACTCCGGGTCGTCAGAGAACACCAAGAACTCTCGGCCCGGAAACAGTTCTGCCGCGCGCTGATAGTAGTCCGTCTTCCACAAGTGCACGAACGCCGGGTCTTTCACGTAGTCTCCGCGACGGACATGCACGGAAACCTCTGGCCTGCTTCCTGAGATTCCTCCGCCGAACAACTCGAGGATCTTCTCTCGGCAATCGTCGAAGTAGCTGGGATACTGGAGATAGATATCCGGTATCTCGCCGCGCCAAAACTTTGAGTAGATGAAAGCGAGCTGGAACATCTGATTCCCGAGACGTCCAGCTAGTCTGTCGACCGACACCATGGTATCACAACTTCCCGAGCATGATCTGTTGAATCAGCCCACGACCCGTGATCGGATCGGTGACCGCGTTCGGCACGTCGATGATCGGCCCAGTGAATCCATCCGGGAGAGTAATCACATCTCGAGGATCGATCGGTTCTCGGCGATCTGTGGCGCCGTTCGGTGCCAAGTCGCCAACAATCGTGAGCGTGGCCGCGACATCGATCACCTTTCCGAGCGTCACAAGCTGCTTGTTGGTGCGATCTAGGACGGCCTGGAACGTCACAGGCGCTGCGTAGGTCGCCGAACCATAGGCATCCTGACCTGTCCACGCGGCCAGCGTGCAATCGACCTGGACGCCCTTGGTGAGGGTGTTGGTGACGGCGATACCAGCGACGAGAATGTCTCGCGGGAACGCCATCAGAATGCTCCGAAGACGACTTTGCGGAAGATCGTCGGTTGCTCATACCAGCTCGGCACGAGCAGCATTCTCACAGCCTGCGGAATGCTGTTGCTGACGTAGAGGAACTCGCTGCCGAGACGCCGCAAGATGATGTCAACTGACTCGTAGCTCGAGGTGTCGACCGTTTGGAACGCAACCTCGACTGATCCGGCTTTGACCATCGAGACGCCAGCCTGCGCGGCGGCGTTGCTCGCCATTAGGTCGCTCGCGAACATCTGCAATGCTTGCTCGCACTGCGCGTTCTTGAGCTCGGCCGGGATAACCGTGTTGAGAATCGGGAAGTTGTTCCGCGTGAGCATCGAGTTGCGCGGCCAGGTCATCGCTTGAACGGCGTCCACCGCCGTGCCTGTCCACTGGAAGCAGGCATCAAGCACCATCGCCGCGGCAATCAAGACGTTCTCCTTCGCAGCCGTCGCGCCTGGCTCCGAGAGAGCCGGCATGCGGACGCCCGCGTAGGCATCGAAGTAGGCGACATCGGCGTAGGAGTTCGCGCTCGCCGAGCCGGGAGTTGCGTCGAATGGTGACAACGGCATGCTTCCTCCAAAGACTAGCGAAAGAGCCCCGGCAGAGAATATCCGCTCTCTGCCGGGGTCGTGCGTCTTACGCCTTGTCGAGGTGGTAGATGCCCGATCGGCCCTGCGCGTCCGACCGGATGAGCGGAACCGCGATCTGCCACACCTTGAAGTTGAGCTCGAAGCCACCGGCCTCGTCCCACTGGACGGTCTGCGCCGGTTCGCCCTGAACCCACACGACGTTGTCCTCCGTCATCTGCACGAAGACCACGTTGGTCGACGGCAGCTGGTCGGCGACACGGATTGCCGCGATCTGCTCGACGGCTTCGAGACGCTGACGGATCGTGCGGGGCGTCGAAGTGGCGCCCGTGATCACGTAGTCGTTCTCGATCTGGATGCCGGCGTCCGTCGGCACGTAGATGACGAACGGTCCGAACTGACGGTCAGCCGCGAGCGCGGTGAGCGCAGTCGTCACGTCCTTCATGTAGGACTCGCCGGTCTTTGAGGAGTCCGACCAGTCCTTGCTGCCTTCGAAGTCGCCCGTGTTCCGGTCTGCGAAGGTCGTGTAGCCCGGAATGGTGAGTCCGCCGAACGTGCGGCCTCCCTGGAAGAGCATCTTCTCGGCCATCTCGGCGACCACTCGCGCGGCCGTCCGAACTTGCATGGTGTCCAGGGACTCGCCCTTCTGCCGCGACGCTGCGAGCGTGCGGAGGTTCAGGTTGAAGTCCTTGTGCGTGATCGGCAGAGGCAGCTGGTTGAGACCAGTCACTTCCTGCCGGTCGTTCGGCGTCCGAGCGCGGCCGTCGAGCGTGACTTCCGCCTCACCCATGAACGTCACCTTCTCGTAGGCGTAGACCGTCTGCCCGAGAGCATTCGGCACGTTCTTGGTGAGACCGGCGTTGATCAGGTCGGCCACGCCGACGAGACGGATCAGGTGCTCGTCGAGCACCACGTTGTCGAAGTACTTCCACTCCTCGTGGCTCAGGGTGTCGTTGGTGCGGAGCACGTCCGAGTTGAGCGGCTTGCCTTCGAGCGCCGCCTTCTTCAGCTGCGCGGTGGCCCAGCGTCCCGCGGCCGAGTCGCCGTTCACCAGCGAACTCACCGTATCGACGAGCGGGGCCGCCGTCTTCTTGTTCTTGGTTGCCATGTCCTCAGTCTCCTGTCTGGTTGGCCCGGGTTAGAGAATCTCGACGCGGCACGCGGTCACGGCCGCGATGACGCCGAGAGCCTCTTTCGCTCGCGCGATCGGGTAGTTGCTGCCCTCCTTGAGCGTGCCGTCGCCGGCCGACTCGAGGAGATCGTCTTCGGCGATGTTCTCGCCGCTCGCGATGAAGGCCACGAGTTCCTGGCCCGTGTGGAAGACACCGATCTTGACCTGGTCACCGGACGCGTAGAACGCGCTGATGGTGCCCGAGCCCTGGTAGGTGTTGTCGATCCCGGTGCCGAACTCCTCGCGCTCGAGCGCGAAAGCCTTCGGAACCTTGGTCGTGGTCGTCGCCGTCTGGTGAGCGACAACGCTCACGCCCTTCACGAGATAGCCCGGCTTCACCGTCGCCGAAGCCTTGCCCTCTTCGTTGATGATCGGGTTACCCTTGAGGGTGATCACCCGCTTGTTCGTGGTTGCCATGATTCACTCACTCCTTCTGGATGACTAGTCGTGCGGCGACAGCGTCTGTCCACCGCTCGGCCGGATGCTGACCTGCGCTTCGAGGCCACCGTCAACCGGCGCCTTCGCAGCGATGTTGGAAACGAACCCCGAAAAGATCCACGTGGCGCCATCCGGGAAGTCGATCTCGTAGAGGTCCTGAGAACCGTCTTCCCAGGCTTCCATGAGTCCCGCGACTGCGTTGTGCGAATCCTCTCCGGAAGGCAGGAAGCCGAGCGCGAAGCTGAGCTCTCCCTTCCGTCGGATGCCGACGACATACGAGTCGTCATCCGAGTTGTGCATCGTCGTCTCGATGGGCTTTCTCGTCAGCGGCGGCAGCGTGATGTCGCGGAGTTCCGCGATCGCCGTGCCGTTCCGCTTGATGATTGTCCCATGAGCACTGATGGCGTTGCTCACCGACATTGTGTCTCCTCCTCAGTTACTTCTTCGCGGCGTTACGCGCCTTGAGTGCCGCTGCGAAGTCAGGAGCCGGCGGCGCCGCCTGGCGATCCGTCTCGACTCGCGGCGTGCCCATGCCGCTGAAGTCCACTGCCGCGGCCATCTTGACCTCGGCGCCGGTCAGCTCGATGATCGCATCGAGATCTTCCTGCGTCTTGGCCTTGAGCTGCTCGTCCGTGAACTTGTTCCGCTTGTTGCCCTTGATCACCGCGATGCTCGCGGCGTGGCGGGCGTTGCTGGCCGCGAGGCACTTCGGGCACTCGTTGGTCGTGACAACCGGCTTGGCCTCCGCGACCACAACTGCCGGCTTCTCCTCGACCACTTCGACCTTCGGTTCCTCGATCTTCTCCACCGGCTTCACGCTGGCGAAGACCGCGGCCATGCGCTGCTCCCGCGTCTGCGACGTGAGAGCGTCGAGCTGCTCTTCCGTCATCGACTCGAGCTGCGCCTGTTCCGCCGCGGTGAACGGGGACTTCTCGTCCGCGATCATCGCTGCGATGCGTTCCGCTTTCGTCTTCATGTGCTTCTCCCTCTGTTGACTTACATGCCCGCCGACTTGGCAGACAAGTTTTTCTTGCACTGGCAGGGCTTCTTCTCCTCGCCCCACGCAGCCTTCTCTGAGTAATAGCGCGGCGTCGACGCGGTCTCGACCGGGTCAACTTTGTCCGCGCATTCGGCGTAGCAGAGCGTGGCTGCCGACTGGCAACCAGCCTGTGCTGTCCCGAGGTAGGCGATGATGGCCTTGAGTCGAGCATCCTCGACCATTTCCTCGGCGTCTTCTTCCGCCGGCGTCTCCGTCGGATTCTCCTGCTCGTCGGCGATCAGATCGGCGCACAGATCGCCGGCTGCCTGGAGCGCGCCCATCGCGCCGTTGATCTGCGCTTCGATGGCCTCGTAGGCGACGAGCTCGGCGGTCTCTTCGGCGTCGACTGTCTCGGTGCCGGCCGCGACTCGCAGCATGTCCATGATCTTGGCGAAGACGCTCGCGTTCTTCATGTCCTTCTTCTTTTTCCATGAGTCCGGCAACTGCGCCACAAACGCCGCACCTTTGCGGTAGGCGATGGCGATGATGCGGCGCTTGAGTTGGTCGGGCGAATAGTTGTCCGAGCCGGCGCGCCCGATAGATATCGCGGCGTTCTGCACGTCGCCCGGCTTGACGATCGGGAACGATCGGTTCTTGCCGGCAAAATCCTCCGCCGGAATCTTCTTGCGATCCGCTTCGGAGTAGTTGTCGAGAGTTCGCAGCAGCTCGTCCGTCTCCGGTCCCGGCTCGAGCCACTGGCTATACATGTGGTCTTCCACAATCGTCCCTTCCGCGGCTCGAATGCCGCAACCCATGTTCCAATCGCAGGCGCCCGGCGTTTCCTCTGGCAGAATTGCCAGGTGGTCTGCGCCGAGGTTTTGCCACACGCCTCCGTAGGTCTTG